AAGAGCCAAGCAACGCCCCAAATGATTTGGTGAGCATTCCTGTGGCTTCAGCGTTTTTCTTTTGCGCCTCGCCAAGAGCCTGTTGGCGGTCAGTTAACTTTTCAACGACGGCTTCTTTTTCTTCAAGCTGGCCAGTTAACTCTTTTTCTTTCTGCTTAAGTTCATCAATATTATCCGCACGGGTTTTTATAGCAATATCAAGCTCACGCTGGACTTTAGCCAACTCCTTGGTTGTCTTGAGTGTGTCTTTTTTTATTTCTGCCAGCTTTTCAGCTAACTCAATCTGAACTTGCGATACCTGTTCGTCAGTTGCCATCTATCGTTGACCTCCTTTAACGAATAGGCCAGTTAATCTTGGCTTCTTTTTCAAATCTCTTGATAGCAACATCAAGGGTTGCCTTTTGCTTATATGTCATAGGGTTGTCTAGACCATACTTTTTAATGTAGTCCATGTACCGCTTTTCATTGACCAAAGCGTCAGTAAATCTCTCTACTTCTATTTTATTTCCTCGAACACGAACTGGAACTCTGCGTCCTTTGTACATCTTTGATAAAAGATATTGTATCCATGCCGCAAAAACATGGAGGATATTCTCATTGAGTTGCCCTTCTTCTCTCAGGGCTGTAAGATCTAGAACTTCATTTTCAAAATCAATGTTCATATTAGACGAACCTCATATAAGTCTGCCTAATAAATAGTTGTTAAATATATTTATCACGGTTTATATGTTCGTCCACGCCCGCCGGAGCGTACAGACTTGCTCACAGCATCGCTTTCAGATTTTTTCTGCTCTATCAGGCGCTCTAAAAACCACACACGAACACTAATTGGCAAGTTGTAGCTCTCAAAAAAGCTCCAACCGCCATGATATTTTAATTGAAAAAGTTGCTCGTAAACAGATTCTATATACTCATCACTCAGGCCAAAAAAAGTCCACGCCGAGCGGGACCTCCATTTCGGTCTCAAAGCCACAATTATTACAAGTAAACTCTTGGTCNAAGATAATGTTNGGCACNACAGAAGCATAAATGTTTCTTAAGTGGCGAGCATCTCTAGCTGGCATGTTCTGAATAAATGACTCAATAGTGAAAACGCTTTCATCCCCATTGACTGATACAATGTAAGCACGAAAGGAATCAAGTGTAGTACCGCCGACTGATTTGCTTTTTGTTTTTCGTTCCAACTGTTTGGCTAATTTAGCCTCATCACCACTGTTAAGCAGGCGGCAAACGACCTGAGCTTTTGACATAGGGAGCAGAATCTCCATAAGTCCATCAGGATTAAGAATCACCCCTGATTCATTAGCCTCTTGGGCAAAGTCCTTACAGGGAGGGCTAGATATGTCAAAAGAATGTTCACCAAGAGTTCCACAAGCTGGGCAACTCACACGGGTGTTATAATCAGCGCCGTACCCTGTGCGACGGGCAGCAACCAAAAGAGCGTTCTTATCTCCTACCAAAAGATCATCTACAGAAAAGCTCTTATCGATCAATATATTCTGTAGCATTCTATCAAGTGCCACTCCCTCTTTAAGGAGGGTTCGAGATGTAAGAATATCTTCTTCTTTTGCCGTCATGAAACGGATTTCTAAAGAGGTCTTGTGGTGTAGGGGATGGTCCTTGGGGTAAAACACACCTTTGCTTGGTAGCTCTACAAATTCGGTAGGAACCGACCAGCTAAATGCTGGTCCTTCGGGTGCAACACCAACTGCCGCCGTAGCGGCAGCAGGAGTGTCTTCATGCTCTGGGGAGTTGTCGAGCCCAAGGCGGCTCTGATTATTTCTGCTCATATTTTATAACCTTTCTGTCCTATTGTACAACAACAGAACTTTGTCGTTAAGACTTACTATACTCTAACCGAGTTCGGTCCTCGACCCGATACGCCGTTCTGCTTCAATTCTGCCCAGTCATAGGTGATAGTAACAGATACTTCCACCATGTCATCAGAATCATAAGAGAGCGTTCCACCAAAATCAATATTAGTAAGAATAGGATTGATCAAGTGCCACTCTTCAACGACTTTATCGTTAGCATCAATTTGCTTGATAACTACGTTACCAATTGTATCGGTAAAAGCCTTTTTACTTAAGCTGCGCTTGGCAATGTTAGATGTAGTTGGATACTTGTACCCCGCATCACCAAGGACTTCTAGAAAAGCATAAGAAAGGTCAGGATTAACTGGGTCTACCAAAGTAACGGTAATCGGCTGCCACGTCACACGACCTGGAAAGTTAAACGTGTGGTCAATGTACTGATGAGGAATTGTGCTTACCTCAGCGACGGGCTTGGTTGCTGTTTTAACAGCCCATACCGGAATAGATCCAGCGCCGCTGTCATCACTACGTGACGTAAAACTTAATTCAAACCGATATGAACGTTTTGGCTCTGCGTTTGCTTGACCCCAAAATAGACTTGCCATTGCTTATCTAGCTCCTCGTAATAAATAGTTCTTCGATGGATTAATCCTCAAAAGATGCTCCATTGTTAGTAATTATGAAGTCGATTGCGAAGAACTCTACTGAGCGTGTGGGCTTCACGAACAACTTAGCATAAATAATGTTTCGATCGATGAGGTCAGGTGTGGTTGTTGTTTCATCCAAAACAAGTCGGAAGTCATCAATACCAAACTGTGCCTCCACATCTCTCAAGAGGGGTTCTGCTTGCCCAATGAATCGATCCCAGGTAGCGGGAGCGTTGGGAGCAAAGATCAACCTTGAGGCGATGAAAGAAATCTCACGCTTCAAGAAAATCATCAATCGACGGACGTTAATTCGATCCAAGGCGGTAGCAGTTTGCTGTAGTGTCTTCTGACCGAAGATTACAATGCCCTCTGCTGGGAACTTAGCGATCGGATTAATATTGTTTTCGTACAATGTGTCACGATCATCAGCCGTGAGTCTGCGAGACACATCAAGTACTGGCACACCAGCAGCGCCTTCGCTCAGTCCGCCTCGGGTAAATCCGGCAGGTGCGAACCAAGGAGCCTGTTGTCTGTCAGTGGTAGAAAGCACACCAAGAGCAGCAACCGAAGGAGGTGCCCACAGCCTTTGATTGCTGTTGGTGTCCAGGATGCTTACCCATGGGTAATAGGCTGCCCCATAGCTATTGTTGATGCTACGAGCCGCAAGGGTGCTAGCAGCAATAGATGGGGTATTGCCAGCGTTTCTTTCTTCCGCAGATCCTGTACCCTCAGTATCTGGAGTATAAGCATTCTGAATATCGATGATAGCCAGCGCATCTCCACGATCCTCGGCGATCTCAAGAAGATAGTTAGTAACCTGTGGTCTAATGATGCCTGGGATGACGATAGCGTTCATTTGAACATCATCAGGGTCAGACACCATGTTAATTGACTTTCTCAAAGAAAATAGTTGGTAAGAAGTATTTTCCTCTGTGGCTGACGCAAAGCCAGACTCAGAGTTACGGAAAGGATCACGTTCAGTGATGTCATACCCATCGAAACCACCATGAAGGGTAGTTGTAAATCTATCTAGACCAGCATCCAGGGCTGCCTTGTATCCCGTAGAACCAGCAGCGGTTACGCTTGTTCCCAAAGAACGGTAGTTATTAGCGTATCGATACCCGTCAGCCGCAGAGCCAGAAATGTTATCCAGAGAGAACACCCAGGCTGCCTCATATGCCTCAGACCCTGTCAAGGCTGAAGTTTCGCCGGCAACATCGACACTCAGCGGGGCTGGGACGACTGTCTGGTCAAAGCTTCGAGGTCTTAAGCAGTCAATAATTTGAGGGCTGAAGAATGTATCAGTAGAGCTTCTACCTGTCCAAGCGCCCCAGAAAGTGTTTTTAGTACTACGGGGGCTGCCCCAGGTACTCCTTGTTCGCAATGGCACCGAAGGAAAGCGAATCGAAGCACTGAAGGCTGCTTGAAGTAGGTCGGGAAGAATACTACCAACGTTCAAAATACCAGAATTGGTTTCTGACGGAATATACCCAGCGTCGCCATACGTTGCTGAACTACTGCCGTCAAGCATAGTCTGGGTATTACCCCTAGCAGCGTCAGGATTGTAAGTGCCATAAGGACTGAAACCATCAGACCCAGAGGTCATGCTTACATCACGATATTTAATAGGTCCGAACATTCCGAATGGAACCAATCGGGTTTCAATAGTGCCGGCCGCCACATCTTCGTTCATTACTACACGAATATAGTTTGATTGATTTTCAAACTCGCCGTACTCAACGTTTCTTTCGTCAGTGGTATCATAAACTTGATAACGGTCGCCGATTCTTTTAGCGATATAATCTTCCGACACAGGGTTTAGATTAAGATTGTCATAACGTTCTAGTATTTCTTGACGATTGTCGGTATCACTAATAGACCTGACAAGCACCGAGAAGGAACCGTAGGATTGGTAATCACCTACGGGACCTTTGATGTTAGAGATAGAAACTTTTATTTCTTCCTGAGCCCACGCACCAGCGGTGAGAGCTTCCAGGCGGAAAAGTTTTTGCTGATTTCTAGCAGCATAAGATCCTGTATCCTCTGAAAGGTCCTGCGAAATAAACCAGCCTGTGCTAGCTTTTTGAGCAGCACCTCGGAAATTATTTTGCTGAATGCTAGAAGTGCCGTTCACAACCATTGGCATGATAGCGGCATGGAACTTCTCATAAGATACCGAACCTGTTCCGTCACTAGAACCTGAACTGATTCCTTCTAGCAGACCAATAGAGTCTGCGCCAGCAGGATTAATGGAATACTCATAAGATTCACCCAAGAAGTAGTGTCCACCTTGGTAGAAATCTCTAGTAGAAGTTGTTGTAATGGCAGAATTTAGAACGGTTGGGTTCGTATTCACAGCTTTTCTAATAAAGTGCTCTGAATCAGGATTCAAGCTTACTTTGAGCTTTGCCAAAGGCTGATTGCTGCCCGTAAACAGAAGATTAAATGAATCCTTGTTTGCCACCTCAATCAAAGTAGAGCCTTGGTCAGACAGGGCTTGAAACCCGGCAGAAGCAGAAAGCAAAACTCGACCGTTGGTATAAAATTGAGCAGCGACCGCACCAGTGACAGGTGCAGTTAGTCCGCCCGAGACCGCAAAACTGCCGTCGGTGAAGCGACCCGATAGTGACGATGAAGGCCACACAACCAAGGCAAAAACACCACCGGTGTTAGCAGCATTAGCTTCGTTGACTTCCCACCCAGCCTTGCCGGCATCCGTGGCATTCGAAGCTTGACTGCCCAAGGTGCGAACAAAAGTTATAGGAGCGTTATTGCGAAGCCATGCTTTAGCAGCGTAAGCAGCATAAGTTGGCGCACTGTGGTTTCCCTCACGCCAGGCGTCACCACCTTCATTGCCGGCAACAGGGTTGCCAAAGGTTTGAACAAAATCAGAATAAGAATTAATCTGTACAGGTTTGTCGCCTGGACCCTTTCTCGAACGACCTATGATTACAGGTCCTACCTCGGTTGGGGTAGCTGGGAGTTGGGAATTGTCGATCTCGTCAACAAAGACTCCTGGCGAAATGAACTTAAACTTTTTAGAAGAGTTGTCAGCCATCGAAATGTATTCTCCTCGGTTTCATGCGGATATTGAAGGATCTAGCAATTTACACTAAATACCAATAATAAATAGTAGGGCACTGTTCCAAACGCCGGGTTGATTATCTTCTGTATTTATCTTTTCTTCCCGCATGGAACTCAGGCTCGTCGCCAAGGACGGTTCTTTCCCTGCCAATTGTAACTTCAGCCGCTGATTCTCTCCTAATGACAGCAGGTACATCGGCGTTTTTGTCTTCACCTATAATATAACCCAGAACGGTTAATGTGGTGGTTGATTTAAAAACTCTTTCTTCGAGCCCCAAACCAGCATTATTCCCCTCGTTAGTAAATGTTTCGTCGCCAAAGACTTCGTAAACATTTCCTTCGTACTCGATCTTGAAAGCAACAGGAGTAGAAAATTTGCCCATGAAAGCAGCGATAATTTCATTCATTTGCTGTTGAAACTCAGCTATCATCTTTATTTCATAGGTTATCTCTACGAACGTAGGCATTGGCACATACAAGGTATCGTAAACAACCTTTTTATTATCGAAGGGAAAGGTTGTTTGATCAAAATTCTTCTGGGCGGTGTTATTGGCTCGTTCTCGACTCTTATTTTGATTGACCTGTCTGGCTATGGGTATCGAACCACCCCTTTTATAAAATCCAAAGTAAGGCGGGATGTATGTTCCATAGCGCCCTTTGTTGCTTGGGTTATTCATCAGTTGCCCTCGGACAATAGATATGAGAGGGTACTCCAGGGTGCGCCCATTTGGTCGCAAATTAGGGTCATCTTTTATCTGATATGCTCGTTCGGGCGAAGCAAACAGAACCGGCACCTTCTTGAAGCCCTCATTAGTTGTACAAAAGACATTTAGATCGTCATTTAAAAAATTATAAAGAGCACGATCGATATCCTCTAGGGTGGAGGGTCGGAGACCGTATGTTGCGTCTAATTTTTGATTTAACTCTGTTCTTTTAGGCATGGNGGTTTTCCTTATAAATTCTTACCTGGGTCGAACAGTCCCTTGCGGGCTTGAATACAAGACGCCTGAACCGAAAGAGCGTTNCCATCGCCAAATCCACGATCTTGTCCGAACAAGTACCTGGACTCCTCAAAGACATCAACAATCTCAAAGTACATTTGATCGTACTGAACAAAGTCGCCTGGGCGGACAAACAAATCTTGGTCATCCACAAGGCGGCGCTTGTGAAAATTTACGGTTATTTTAAAAATACTGTCGAACCCGTATTCTGTCTGGGTTCTCTCTGACCCATCATAAGACACGAGAGAGTACACTCTTACTGGAGGGAGGAAAGTTTTGTTTATAGCCTCACCGTAAAGATTGTTATAGTTTGTTCTTTCAATGTCTATAGGAAAATACAAAATCTGTTGACCAACAACGTGCTCGATGACCTCATCGTTAATCTGTTTTACAAAATCTCTCTCTGCCTGCCCGACAAATAACGGTGGCGGAGGATTAGTGGGCTGTGTCCATCTATTTTGTGCCATTTACTTAACCCACATAGATGCCCATTGGGATTTTCCCAACGACTTCTTGAAGATTGTTCATCATCTGTGCGTCACCCTCGGCTAGAGCGCCATAAGCCATCTCATCGAGAACTGTCTTGAGTTCGTCTCGTAAAAGATTTTGCTCCTCCTTTGCCTCAGATACTAGCTGTGGTCCATTGAGGGTCACTTCATTTCCTGGGATTGGAATAGAAGCAAGCTTTGAGCGCACCTGACCCAAAGTCTCTTTGGCGAGAGAGAGCGCAAAGCGACGAATCCACTGCTTCCCAATACTATTAATATTCATATAAGGAACATTGGGGAATGGAAGGGTGTTCATGTTGTTTACACCGTCAGCCCCATATTTGCGGTCGGGCTCTTCCTGAAAAGCATCTTCGGCAACTCTGAAATCTACCCAAAATTTATCAGGATATGCTCCTTCTGGTACTGGAAAGATTCTTAATTTATTATTGTTAATACGAAACGAGTAATGAGAAGCTCGAACATTCATATCTTCTTCAAAAGCATACGCCTGAAGAATGTTTTGCCACGCTGGTACAATTTGAAACTGACTATCGTCGGCATACATACCGTAGGTTGATAGATTGCCCACTGCTCCTACTGCATAAGCTCCGAAAAAGTTCCATTGACTCTGTGGTGTTTTATAATATACTCTTTGAATTGTTATGGCATTGGACCCAACACTATTACTAAAAGGTGAGCCAGCCTCCAGAGATGCGCTATAGATAATATCTTGTAAATCATAGTCTTGAACATCTTGAATAACGTCAAAAGAAGCAGAATAGATTGTTTGGGAAGCACCCACGCCAGCGTGAAGACTAACGCCTCGACCAACATGAGTAGCATATCCCAACTGAAAGCGGGGGTATTTAAGATTGGGTTTAGTATCTAAACCACCAGAACCAGAATATTCAGTAAACTCACCATCTTGATCAAATGATCCAGTCGTATTACCAAGCATATCTGATAAAACATTTTTAGCTTGATGAGTGTTCAAGAGGTAGGAATACTCAAGACATGCTTCTTCGTAAGCATTGTATACTATCTCTGGAGTTATCTCTAAGTCTAATACTCTGCCGCCAAGCTTGTTGTAGGTGTATGCCACCTGGTCCACAGCACCACTAACAAAAGCGTCAGTGTTGTAGATTCCATATGACAGTGAATTCAGCACATCATCAGACGTTCCGGTAGCTGGAAGGACAACAGCACTGACTGTGCTTAACGGTTGGAGATCGGTGGGCATATATAATCCTCGCTTATTGTATAAATAGTTTTAGTCTTTCCTATTTTATCCCTTAAATAAGAAAACCCCGCCACTAGGACGGGGTTCTCTCATGGTTATTCAACTCCTAAGAGTTTTTTATCAAGCCGAGGTATCAGCTACCAAGTCAGTACAAACAACCAATCCGTACATGTCAGGACGCACCATCTTCTTGGCATAGCGAGTCATGACGCCCTTGCGGGGTACGAAATCTTCTGTACCAAAGATGGTGGGTGTGACTTGTAGTGGGACGTAAGGAGCGTAGACATATCCACTTTCGAGGAAGCTGCTACCCTTACGACCAACAAGGATCAAGTTACGTGTAAAGTAAGGATCGACATGAATGTCCATCTTACGGCTGATAGAACCAACGTTCTGAACGCCCCAAGAGCCGTCCTTGTCATCAACTGCTACCGAAGCACGGAAGCCACTGGTGAACTCAAGGATGTTGGCAACTTCTGGAGAGCAAACTAGGAAGTTTGCGCCGCCACGAAGAGTCTTGCGGTGAATACGAGCACTTACTTCGTTGACAGTCTCAAGAAGAGTTTCGTACCATTCAGACACAGTACCTGTGAAATCAGGATATGTTGTGCCGTTAACGACAGCACCTGTTTCACGGTTCAGGAATTTACCTGGGCTACGAGACCAGAACAATGTACCGGCTGTAGCACCCTTAACCAAGTCTTCAAGGATTTCTTGGTCAAGCTCAAGAGCGATCTGCTCAGAGAGAATGCTTGTCAATTCAACTTCAGCGTCGAGGTTGTGGTAAGCGTTCAAGTCCTGAGCAAGCTCGGGGCTCCACTTAGCTTTCAACTTCTTGGTCAAAGCTGTGACAGCAACAGAATCAACCTTGATGTCGATTTCTGGGATTGCTGTTTCGTTTTCAAGACCCCAGGTGGCTGTACCAACAACAGAGCCAATAGCTGCGCCGTCTGTGAAGCCGTCCTTGATTGGGAAGAAGACTCTATCCTGAGCCTGAACAGCAGACTTGAGGTCATTAACGTCAGGTCGTGCGTCCGTAGCAGTAGCAGAACCGGTTCCCCAGAAAACTACGTCAAGCTTGCCAGAATCAGCAGCGTTTTGCTTGGTCAGGCGACGAAGCATAAACTTATTACTTTCAATGATACCGCCAGACTTGGTAGCATCACCGTTCTTACCGGTCACAACAGCAACGAGGTTGTCTGTGTTGAGCTTGCTGTTCTTGTTAACAGTAGCGATAACATAAGTTGTGCTACCAGAAACGAAGATGGGATCAGCCTGAAGGTCGTCGTGGTATTGACCGCCAGGACGGGTGTTGAGGTCACCGTATGTACCCGAAGCGACGACGCTTGGGTTNTCAGTGGCGCTCGCAGTGGGGCTGGAAAAGCCGTTGTTCAACGTGTAAGCAGAAAGCTGACCGTCGTTTTGCGACAAGTTAACACCACCAGTGATTTGAGAACCTACTCGACCACCGCCATAAACAGAGGTGTCTTGAGCTTGAGCCAAGCGGTGCTGATCAGTCATGCCACCGTCGGGAGAGAACACAAAGTCCAAGAAGAAAATGAGTCCCGAGGGGAGGCTCATTGGCTGGACAGATACGAGATCTTGTGCTAGCAAGTTGCCGAATACACGGCGAACAATTGGGAATGCAACAGAGGAAAAGCCTTCGACATCTCCGGCTTCCATTGTGCTCGTTTCCTTAAGAAGTTGAGCAGCTTGGTTTTCCAAAAGGCGAGACATATTGTTACGAGCAATATCGTCAAGACCTTCAAGAAGACCAGTCTTTTCCCACTTCTCAAGAAGAGCTTCACCTTCGTTGGCAAGAGAGCGTGCTCTAATACCTTCGGTGAGTGTGTTTAATACAGACATTATTATTTCTCCTATGAATTATTTGTCTTTGTTCCTGCGAGCTTTGCCCAACGATTATATGTTGGACTCTTTTCGGCAGAGTGACTTTCTGTACGATTACCACTTAGAATAACTGATGATCTCTTTGTTACAACCTCAGCCAATGATTGTGGGGCTCTCTTTTGAATGCCCGCCATTGTCTTTTGAAGCGTCTCATAGACCATCTTTGCTTCGTCTACCGAACGTGCCTTAGAAACTAGCTCAGCAACTTTAGATTTTTGCTGCTCATTCAGGGAGGAATCTCCTAGTACACGGTTCGCATATAATAACCTTGCGTTTTGCAAGTTTATTTCTTGTAATTTATTTTTCACTTGCTCAAGGAGTCCCTTGAGCTTGTCGTTTTCTCTTCTAAGCGCCTCTTCTTGAGGTGCGTCATTTTTCATATCTTTTCGGATGAGGTCTTCGGAATCTTCTTCNTCCATACCATCGGTATTAATNGTTTCGGCCTGCTCATCTTGTTCAACCTGATCTTGAGTAAGTCGCTCTTGAGCACGATCTAACTCAACCTGAGGAACNTCAACGACGAGCAGTTCCTTAAACATTTCTACTAGCTCGCCTTCGTCAATGTCAATATTTTCATCAGTGCGATTAAAAGANAAGTCATCATCAAGAGATAATCCTACTTCGTCAGCAACCTCTTCACGGTCAAGTTCAACTGCTTCTTCTTCGCCTTCTTCAGATTCGGCGGCAGCAATAATATCATCCAGGTCAACAACTACAATATCTTCATCGCTGTCGCCTAGGTGTGCCATAGGGACTTGCTCCATAGCCGTGCTGTCTACTTCGACTTCTGCTTCTGGCTCCATGCCAAGATCCATTTCGTCGTCTTGTTCTAGAAGCTTGCTTACAGCAGATTTCACTTCTTCGTTGTATTTCTCGACGATAGCGGCTTCAGCACTTTTAACAGCGGCTTCACGAAGAGCCTTTGCGTCAACGATTGCTTGTTCTAACATAGTAGACATAAATTAATCCCCTTAATTGATGATATTACATCAAAAATAAATAGTAGATTAAAAATGTAAACGACTAGAAATGTTTCTCTACTACGACCAGTTAAGGTTTGTTACTGATATTGGTGCCCAGTCAGTGCCATCCCACAAAAGCCTTGCTGCTCCACGGCTCATGCCAAAAAAGCCTTCGCCTTGATCAGACGCACTAAGGGATAGTGTCCCATTTACGTTTCCAAGGGGGCTATCAATATTGCTTCCCTGTAGTGCGGCATCGTTTGAATTCGCTCCATCAGCACCAACAATTGTTTTTACATAAACAATTTTTTCTTGCCCAATGTATGTTCCGTTGGCTATGAAGAAAGCAAAGCTTGTGTTGGTTGCTCCGGCAGTCAAATCAATAATAGCCACACCATCAGTTGCCGTAAGGGTAGAAAGACTTGTGCTTACTGTCTCAACCGCTGTTGAACCGTATGTGCCAGAGATAGCAGTGCTACCACTAACTGATAGTGTCTGAATTGGTGTGTTTGTCCCAATGCCAACTAGTCCTGAACCGGTTACAAATAGGATATTTGCGCTATCATCATGTTCCAGCAGCATGAGCGGAGATGTGCGGGCTGTGCCCTGGGCGGTCGAGCCGCCGGAAACATGGAGAAGAGCAGTAGGTCTAGTACTTTCGTCAAAACCTTCACCAATACCTACTTGTCCATCAGGCTGGATGCATATTTTTGATCTGTTGCCTGTTGTAAACTGCATAGGCATCCCGCTCGTTCGGGTGCCAACGAGGCCAGCGTTGCTCATCCCATTTGCTAAATAAGTAACTTCTGGGTCTGTGCCGCCATTTCCATTTATTCCTAAAATAAGTTTGGAGTTTCCACCATCTTGGGTTATCTTAAGATACCCAGTGTCGGTCTCTGGTGTATTGTCAGTATCTGCCTCAATCCAAATAGAAGCACTCCCCGCTGATTGTAGGTGGAGGAGTTCTTGGGGTGCGCCTGTGCCGATCCCAACTACTCCAGAACCAGAGACATACAAAGCATTTTCTTTTGTACCAACTCCATCAATTCGAAGGACATCATTTTCAACAGAGGAGGCTGAGACATGGAGGCGGGCAGCAGGAGAACCTGTATTAATGCCTACGTTGTTGTTAGTAGCACCATTTATAACAAGAGCGTTCGCATTGCCCATCCTTAAGCTTAAGCTTTGGTCGGATTTAGCGTTTACAACGGTTGTCCCATTTGCTCTTTGCTGGAGGGCAAAGTTAGTGTTAGTCGCCATGTCTCTGTGAGCAAAAATGGCATAATCTGAATTAGTTCCATCGTAACCGATTTTAACTTTGCCAAAAGTATTGGCGACGTCAGCATCATCAGATACAGTGATAGCATTGCCATCAAATGTAAAGTTAGCAGAACCGCCGAAGTTGCCGCCATCATTGAACTGTACCTGAGTGTTTGATCCGCCAGGGCTGCCACCGCCGCCACCGCCGCCGCCGGTAATAGAGGAACCGTTAAGGGTCAAAGATCCTGAAATAAACACAGAACCTGAGAACTGATGGACGTCAACATCCTTATCTGAACCGACAATTGTACTACCTGCGATATCCGCTCTAGATGGTTTAAATCCGCCCATTATTTTACCCTCTTATATTTTATTCCGTAATCCCAGAACCAGTCAACGGGAACATTGAATCAGCACCTATGCCAGTGATTTCAGCAAACACTGTATAAGAAGCGTTCCCAGCAGTTGCATCGTCCCTAGAGATATACATCTTGTTACACTTAACATTCATAGTTAGACTATCTTTGTTAGCAGTCAAGATAACAAAGTGGTTACCAGACTCTACATTACCAGCAGCTAAAGGAGCAAAGTGGATACGAATATCAGGAGCATCTCCTGATCCTGAAAGCCTGTTCATCACAGTGATTGACTTAGTAACACCGGGGAAAGAAATCTCATCCTCACCGCCGTCTGCTAGAGTCGTAGAACCTGTAATGTACGGATAACCCGATACCTGATAGGCACCAACGCTACCTAGACCTGAATATTGTCTGATGTAATATGACGTTTGGTCGGGTGATGTAGCCATTATTACGACCTCCTCTTTTTGTAACGATCCCTAGGCTTAAGTAGTTCTGTCCTACGTCTATTCACCTTGTTGATCAATCTTTGTTTTTCTTGTTTTTGTTCCCTGCGCTTCTCGCTGGGGGATTTAAAGTAGCGCCGTAGGCGTTGTTCTTCAATAATCCCTTCCGCTTTGACAAGCTTTCGAAAGCGGCGAATCATGCGCTCAGGGTCATCATTATTATGTTCAGCCCTAACTATGACACATGGTTCAATAATTTTATTTCTTCTATTTTTCATGATTTACTTTCTTGTCGCCGATGCGACTGATGCCCAGTTACCAAAACCGGGAATGTTTGAGATGTCTACTCCTGGGTCCCCAGGAGGTGTGCCGGATAGTGGCGATCCCTTTGCTCCTTCTCGCAAAGGCTGGGTTCCTTCAAAATATTGAGGGTTCTTAAATTTCTTTTTTACGTCAGCATAAGAATTACTAGCAACCGCATCAAGCATTTGCTTCTTTGTTTCAGAAAGTCGTTTTTGTGTAGCAGGATCTATTTGCTTTTTGGCAAGCGGCGAGGCTTCCTGAAGACTTTGACGACTGCCCAAGCCTTGTACTACCTCGGAGATAATGCCCGAAAGCATTCCTTCTTCAAAGATCACTTCTCTTACGCACTCTTTAATAATGTTTTTTAATTCTGACTTTTTCATTCAAACCTCTTTCTTTTCTTTAATCGTCCAGAACATTGTTCAAAGCTCTGTTAATTCTATCAGCTTTTGTTAGGTGAGTTTTTACTTCCTGTCCTTCGGCTACCAAAAAAGCGCCGGTCGTGCTTGGCTCAGAAACCAAATCAAAACAAAGAAGCTGGAAATCATCCTCAACCATTGTTACGCCACCTTGTTGACGAGTCGAGCCGAGTCCTCTACTAGAAATGCCCAACTGTACCCCGCCTTCGACTAGTTGTTTAGCGATTTGTCCAGCAGGAGTGTCAAGGATCTTCATCTTACCCATGACATCATCACCTTTCCACCAAACCTCCGTGATAAGATGGCTAGCATTTTTAAGCTCAACTACAGAGCTATCTGGGTGGTCCAATTCTCCAATAGCACGACCCTCTCGGACAAGCTTTTCATAGTTCTTCATCTCTCGCTCAAGAATAGGACGTGGATAAATGCGACCGTTACCATTCTTTTTTCCTGCGGCTTGGATTTTGCCGGCGACTATAAGATGGGTACCATTACGGTTACCCTCACGCTCCTCTTCGGTCAGAAGATCGTCGCTATAATCCAGATTCATAAACTCTTGTAGGACATATTTCTTAGTCATTTTTTTCTCCTTTGAATGCGGGCGCTACCCGCACGATACAGCTACCACGACAACATCTGGCTACGGGCCTTAGTCTCCACTTTTGCGTCCACATTCCCTTTAATTCGGTGTTCATGTTGGAATCCTCCATCTGATATCAGCATACACAACGCATATGACGTAGCCGATGAAAGCGATCCTAAAAGCAAAGCATTCACCAAACTAATATTAAATGTAAATAGTTCGGTATATGGGTTTAGGATCATCAAGAAGACACCTGCCCAGAAGCCAATACACATTGGACAACTGAAAAAGTGATGATCTGGACGGATGGAATCGAATATTCTAGCAAAGGCTAATATTTGTGTCAAGCCATAAGAACACAGGACAAAATAAAGAAGGGACATTAGTAATAATAGCCGTATCCCGCAAACGTATAAGTTGGATCAAGAGAAGCGGCACGACCCTCTGGGGTGTCCTGGTAGGGTGGAATCTCTCCGTAGGGTGTCGAATCCTTTGCGTTTGGATCAGTAAACCTATCTTCGATATTTTCGTCGTACTCTTCCGCCACTTGTTCGGAGTTAGCAACCTCCTTGAGATACTCACTAATGCGATACAATACAGCCTGAAGAGTATCTACATCACCCTCTACAGGGTAGCTGGTTTCTACCATTCCATAAACAGGACCACCACGAGGGGCAGCAGCGTCAGTCACGCCACCCTTGAATAGATTATACATCAGATCTTTCTGATAGTCATAAACATCTTTTTCAACATGCGGCTTTGGCATCGTTATAAGCTTACCCTCTGTGGGCTTGATAATGATATCCAGATACTGGTGGTCATTTATTACCAGGTTGCCGTCAAGAGTTTTCTTGACCTGTAGAGATATTGAAGCCTGAATGGGCTTTGGTTCTTCTTTGGCGCTATCGCCTATTTTAATCGTTATCGGCATCGTTATTATATTCTCTAACTAATTCCTGAAGTTTAAGGATTTTTAGAATATGTTTTTCAGTTATGTTGTGGACCTTGAATTCAGAAATTTGATCGAGGACTTTTTTTGTCCCCTCAATCATTTGCTCGTCTTCTTTTACCTCTGAAAGAGTCAAGGAATTCTCCACACTATTGTAAATTCTTTTCAACTCTTCACCTACAAACAATTTAAAATCAGCTTCATTTTCATTAAATGATGTGATAAACCGAGTTAGTAGATCTTTTTGCTCTGGCAAAAGATCCACATAAGTATCGTTGAACCTGTCTGTGAAAGACTTTACAACCAAATTATCTACTGGCTGAAGCGGCTCTGGAGCGGTGGGTTCTGATGTTAGGGTATCTATAATCTGTTGCTCCATGATCACACGGCTCTTAACAGCAAGTTTGTTCCCAAAAATTTGAGCCAACGTAGCATAAGACTTATAATCAGGGACAAAATTATTAAACACTTCTTTCCCCAAACCACTGTTAATCTTTTTGATTACGGCTGATTGTTCATTGAAAATATCTTGTTGGTCAAAAGATTCATACTCTTTCTTTGCTCGGAAGATCATTTTTTCTGCGGTGTAGCGGTCAAAGCTATCCTGATCTGATAACGCTTTAAAACACCCCAACTCGCCAAAAAGAACCTTGCCGCTTCTAAAGTGTTCTTTTAGAATAGACTTTATTTTCTTGGTGCGTGCTGTGTCTTTTTCTACTACAGACTTTGTTAGTTCACGTACTAATACTTCGTACAAAAAGGCTGTGTTTCTTTTTTTATTATGCTTCACCTTCATCTTTGTCTTCCAATTGTTTTATTAGTTGTTTGATATCAAACTGAGTTTCGAAAATTAGTTTCTCTTCTTCTTGTTGAGACTCTCCCACTACTCCACGAGACAGTGGTCCCATTTCTCCAGACCACCCTTTAAATAGGTTGCGGCGTGAGGATGAAGCCAAATTGTTTCCTGCTGAAGAAAGATAACTTCGCTTTCGTGCTCCCTGACGCCATTTTGGACTTTTCACATACATGTAGCCATTGTCATTACGTTGACCAGGCTCGATATCGGGCTCGGCTAAAAGTGGTCCTTCTTCTGCTGGCTCTTCTCCGCCCTCATCGCCACCAAGGTCACCGCCGAGGTCGCCGCCGAGGTCACCACCTAAATCATCGCCCCCGAGTTCTCCACCTTCGCCGCCTTCCGGGACAGTGCCGGCCTGTTCAATAGCAGCACCCTGTAGGGCATCGCTGAATTGCTCAACCTGAATTCTATCAATCTCTTCTTCGGAGATCTTGAAGATGTTTCGGTATACCCACTGCTTGGAGAAGTATCCGTCAGTAGCACTACCAGCGACATCAAACTTGGTTCGCATGTGCTCAAGCTCTTGAAGTTCAGCAATCTTAGATGGGTTATTAAGAGTCAACTTAAACGACAAAAGATCACCTTCTCGATATCCCAAAGTATAAAGATGGATGATACATATTTTTTCTAGTTCAGCAATTATGACCCTTTGGAGCCTCTGGATAGTTCTAGCAAAGCGGATATCCTTTTGGGATAGAGTTGTCTTATCTTCCTGGGCATCTGATTGTGCTAGATAAGCCTTTGGTACCTTAAGGGCTGAGAAAAGCTTATCACGAAGATAGTTCACATCATCAATGTCGCCAGTGAACTGACCACCGGCTAGGGTTTCAATTCTAGTGTTACTAGCGGCACCACGAATAGGGATGTAGAAGTCCTCATCCACACTCATAGCATTGTATCGCAAATCAACTCGACCAGTGTCTTCATCGACTATTTGATTACGCTTCATTTGCGTCTTTACTTGTTCAATATATTGCTCAACATCCTCAGCGGGCATATTGCCAATATCAATATAAAAAACACGTCGTTCTGGTGAGCGGACGATACGATAAGCCATCATCGCATCTTCAAGAAGCGTAAGCTGTCTCCAAATACGACGAGAAGGCTCTAGCACCGAGGTTCCATAAGGCACATACTTGTCATTGCCTACCACTCTAAAGTGAGAGACTTGCCAGTTTTCAAAAGTTATACCTTTGTTACCCTCCGCATTTTGCCAAAAAAACTGAATATAGTTAGGATTTGTTGGGTCCGTACCTTCGATTCTTTCAATTTCACGAACTGGCAATGGAATTACATTGGTGATCCCAATGTTATCATCTATGTCCAGATAAAGATAGTAATCTCCGTACTTACAAGTGCTTCTTGCCCACCCAAAAAGATTTGCTTCAGCATTTAGAACGTTGTACAGAAGAGTATGTAAAATATCTTTAATCTCTCTGTTCTGACAATCTATGTTTATTAGAGGATTAAAAGCAGTTGAGGTTGTTATCTCGTCAGCATAGATGTCCAAAGCCGAAGCTATCTCTGGCATATACTCCATCTGTTCAAAATCAGTATAACGCATTTGCTTATTNCGCTGATTAAGAACTTTATTTGTTAAGTTCCCGAATGGGTTGAAATATTCTTTCTTTTTAAATTCTTTTCCGGTGCTACTTGTAAAAGTATACTTTGTAATATCTCTGCGAGTAGCTCTAATCGTAGAGGGGCGATCGTAATCAACAATAGGTCCACTGAAAAGTCGTGTCAATCTTTTAAACAGGTTAGACTGGTTATTTCTGGGATTGTTACCGTTGTTATTGTTATTGTTTTCAGCCATGGTTATCCTTTAATGATCCAATTTAGGTCGTGAGTCTTTCCGTCTGTGCCCTTAAAAGTGTGTGGATTGCCCTTAAAACCGTGCTGACCATGTATTTTGGTGTTTAGTTTTGTAGAGGACACGGAAATGCTCGTTAATAATGCCTTCTTGTAATCTGCCTCCCGTTGGTTTGCTGTTAAAGCAGTTCCTCTTACCCAGCAACCTATACACGCAGCGATCACCAGGTCGTCATTGTAACTTCTCATGGCTTGTGGTCTACCATTGTGCCATACAAAAGTTTTAATTTCATTCGCAAAGCGAATAGAATTAATAGTAATTAGTTTATTTCTCACGAATTCCTCAAACTTCGCAATAACAAGTGGTCTAGTTTTCATAGACATTGTGAAACCAGCGACGCCTCCAAGCGCCTGGGCAGATACTTCATCAACATATTCATGTGTTGATTTTATACTATAATATAAATTTTTATAGTCTAAATCTTGTAACCTGCTCAACACCCCAATGCCCAAAGAGTTGTTCTCAATGATTAATAGAGCATTGTTATACTCAGAGGCAATGGAAAACAACAACGGGGCAAACATATCTGGGGTGATTTTGCCTTGGTATTCTGCTACCTGTTCCATAGTCTGAGTATCAAACACATGGGCAACACTGAAGTCAGAGCCATCGCCTCTAGCAACGTCAGCAACTAGGATATAATCATTCTGTGGCTCGGGCTCTTTCCAGATCCAGTAGTTTCTATCAAAACCTGTTTTGTGTTTTGGCTCAGTAACTTTTTCTAATATTAATTTTAAGTCGTCCCCGTGAACCACTGTATCACCCGAAGCGTTAAAGTTACACTCAAGCTCCTGTGCGATTTCACGGCGAGACATATTTCTTGTCTCTTTTTCAAACCAAGTTTGATCACGTTCTGGGTGAACATTCCATGGTAGCCTGATTGTATGGAAGTCGTTCTTGTTTTCTTCTGCCTCTGTGTAGGTTCTGTGGAACCAGTTGCCAACACCGTTTGGTGTGGAAAGGGCGATACAGCGACCACCAGTTGACAGGGTAGGATAAAGACCTGCCCACAGTTCGTCAATACCTTCAACGAAAGCAGCCTCGTCAATTACAAGTAGGGACAACGCTTCTGAACGACCGGCGTCGCCAGAAGTTGATGAAGCCTTCACCTGAGAACCGTTAGTTAGCTCAAATGAATTCCTGTTATCTATTGAAATATCCGATATCTTAAGCCACGGTGGCAAATTCTTGTGAATCGCCTTAATCTTCTTTACAAGATTAGCAGCAGTCCCAAGCTTTGTAGCCACGACAAGAACGTTCTTATCTTTGTGAAAAAGCATTAGCCACGCAACATATGCTGCCACAGTGGTAGATATCCCTAACTGACGAGCCTTAAGGATAACGCTAAAACGGTTCTCCTTAAAATCTCTGAGTGCCTGCTCTTGAAAGTCGTACAGGTCAAAAGGGATTGAACCTCTCATCGGGTGAGAGATCTTGGCATATTTTTTACAAAAGAAGGCAGGGTCTTTCCCACAGCGCACTATTTGCGCCATCATCTCCTTTTTGGTCAAAGACATTTATCCCTCAGGGGTTTCTGGATTCTTTTTAGCCTTATCGTTGGGAGGTCGTTTGTCAGACGAGATTTCTAAAAAATCCTTAAATTGTTTGTGGTAGTCTTTGTGCCGTCTCTCCGCAGCACGTTCTGAACCCATCCTGATCGACTCAACACCGTCAAAGCCACCAATGGCATATTGTTTTTTTGCTTGAACCCAGGTGTGAATACGAGAAGTAGTCTGAACCATAATGTCCACATCGGAGTCTTCTGTGAGTGTTACACTATCTTTAGTGATGTTTTTATATTCCTTTTTAAGGAATTTTACAATGTCAGCAAACTTAGCGTTGATCTCGTTTTCAAACTGGTTACGAGGATGAAGCTCGTCCACACGCATTTCGCTCTGGTAGCTAACAATCATTTTTGGTCCCGCAAAGCGTACCTTAAATCCGTCTATAAGACGGCTATCGATAATGGGGTCTCCATCTTCCCGATTAAGACCAATTTTTAGAGCCTCTCCGTTCTCATCCAAAGCGCCGTCATAAGCATTAGCAGCCGCTTGATTCAAACCTTTAATTACGTCTAGGACAGTAGCCATTATTTTCTTCTCCTTAAGGCATATTCGATATGCTCATCTGTTGGTCTTTCGCCGTTATTCCATGCTTCTTCACGATGTTCGATGAAATCTATGTAACATTGGTAACAGCTTTTAAACCTATTCATATATAGGTCGTCTCTGCTGGAAAACGAATATGTTTTACAGACGGGGCATGTGCGGTCATCTTTTTGCTTTGTTCGTCGTTTAGTAATCCTTACATCGCCGACGACGATCTCTTCTTTTTTAATTGAATTTTTGTCTCTCTTAGCTGTCATCTCTTTGAGTTGCGCTAAGTACTCTTTTTCTTTATCTTCTTGCCACTCATTACGAAAGTCTTGTACGGTATTTTTGCCATACTTTTCAGTGATCGCTTTTTCAACGGAGGCGATATAATTGGGGTCTTTTCTGTTTCTCATTGGCTAGGCTGTACCGCCTTTACAATAGCGATGGAAGTCCCTACTCCAATAACAACACCAGCCAGAAGACCTAGTGATCCTTTGTTTCTTCTAAGCCAGGTGTTTTCTTTTTGGATTGTTTCCTCAAGACTTTTAATGGATAGTTTGTACGTCTCTTGGACCTGAATGCATACCTTTTTATCCACAGAGCACTCTGCCATTTTAGCGTCGGTGTCAATCTTATTTTGTAGAAGTTTGCGGAAATCTTCTTCGCTTAACAAAATTCCAACATATGTGTCGGAGCCCTCTTCTACTGCTGCTGGACGAGGTTTGAACTCAGTGACCTCGCCAGCAGTAGCATTGAGGGAAAACAATAATAATGTTGTAACCAGTAATCTCATTTTACTTCTTTAGGAATTTCTTTAGTCCTTCAATTCGCTTGGCTGGTCGCTTAAGACCGCTGACCAATGTGTAAGTTACGAGCTTGTCTTTCTTGTCGTCCTCGTAAATACCACGGTGAACCATAGCACCACCAGTCAAAGCAGCCAAAGTATCGAAGCCGAACTCAATGTTGTCCATCAAACCAACAGTCTCTTCAAAGATCTCTTCGCTACCAACAACAATACAAGCAGCACCTGTAGCAGTTGTTAGGTCGAAACCTTCAGCGAGAAGTGTTTTCTCTAGGTTCTTCTTAAGAGCACTTGAGACAGCAGTTTCGTTCTCAAGGTTCTTGACGCTGGTTACACCCATAATCATACAGCCGGGCTGTTTCATAATGCTATCATAATCTGTAGCATCAAAGGTTGTATATTCTGAGTCTTGGTTTGCTAGGACGTTGAAGACGTGGAACAAGCCGGCGACTGTGTTGTTGATTGTGGTCCAGAACTTCTTGACTGTGAGTTTTGGATATAGTTTTTTAATTTTCTCGTTGTCCACCATAATGAGTGGAGCGATCTTTCCTTTTTCTGCGAGCCCGCAAAGTTGGGTGATGCGAGTGTGAGCATTCTTGGCTACGGTTGGGGAAGCAGACTCACCAGCAGTTGGAAGGGAAGCAATAACACCAACACGCTCATCAACGTTCTCAACGCCGATGTAGGTGAAGTACTTCTTGGCTACCTTGATAAGGGTATTGACTGTACCACCACCTGAGCCGCCAGATACGCCGAGACAAATCAAAATGCGGTCAACGTTGTTGCCGAATACTTCACG